GGTATTGGCCGCAGTAGTGGAATTGTTGGTCGTATAGCCAAGGAATCCGATTACGGCGTTGGCGGTAGTGACCGCCGTGATGGTGGCGGTGTTGGTTGTTACCGTGCTTCCCAGAGTAATCGTTCCGTACTGAATCGCGGATGCAAGCGCGATGGCGGTGTATTCGACTACCGTGGCCTGAACGGTCAGCGTTCCCACAGCGGAGGTATTGCGCGTCGCGGTGACGGTCGTGGTATTGGTTAGCGTGATCGAGCAGGCGAACGAATCCATAGTCGCGCCGGAATCGCCGTGATAGATGCCGCCCCAGACGATATCCGTGTTCGCGGTGACTACGCCGGTGATCGTAGCGGTCCCGGTCGTTGCGCCATTGGCGATAGTGATCGTGACCTGCTGGACGCTATTGATAAAGAAGGGCTTGGCCGGCGTGCCGAATGACCCCTGAAGGCCAAGGGCCGCTGGCAGGGACATCATATAGTCCAGACCGTCTTGTTAATTCGTTCGGTAGGGTTGGTTGTTACTGCGTCCTTAAATCCGTTGGCTTTAGCGGTGATGGCATCGGCCATGCGGCTGAAATAGAGATCGCCCTTGTCGGAATTGTGGATATCCCAGAGGGCATACGCCGAATCGGCCTCGTATTCCGCGACGATTTGGATGGTTTTTTCATGCGCGATTCGGACGGAATCAGCAAGTTCAATGTAATCTCCGATTGCGGTCGTTGCGAGCTTGAGCGCGCCGCTTACATGGATGTAGAACGCGAGCGACAATTGCGTCTGCCCGTCGTCGTACATGAATATGCGAAGCTGCCGCTTGCGATCAAAGAGCCGGTCGATAAAGTCCGGCGTCAGATTTTCCCGGTAATGGTCGTTCATTTCGCCCTGTATGGCGATGAAACGGGTTATGGATTCGGAATCGTTGCGGGCGATTTCACTCCACATGAGTAAGATTCCATGAGGAGCAATTGCGGGCGAGGCTTAGGTGGAACAGCTTCGCTCCGTATCGCCTTGCGAAGCCCAAAATGTTTGGCGAGGCGGATTCAACGACGATGTGCGTCAGGTTTGTAAAGTTCGGCGCGGGCATCGTCATAACGCGCTCGACATCGCCCATGAGCAAGTGAGGCTGGTAGCAACCCCAATACCTTTGGAGATCGGGCGGCGGCGTGATTGAAGCGTCCGTGTGGATGATCCACTCGATGTCTCCAAGGGCGGATGCGACATTGTAATAAACGGTTGGCCGCTCGCATGGAAACAGGTTGGTTGAGCACTTGAGGCGCCGGTCTTCATACTCAAAGCCGATTTGTTTGAGGATGTCTTGCGCAACATCTACGAACACGGCATGGTTCTTGATACGCGTCAGAATCGGGTCTTGTTCATTCTCGAATAGTATCCTCATGCGTAACTGAACCCTCCTCCCGATATGCCGACCGACTGCACAGTTCCGCCAACGTTCCTGAATTCGATTGATCCCCTGAGATTTCGGATCGGGTGACGGCGATAAGAAATCTTGACGAAACAGTGGTTCCAGTTGATGCCGCCATCTTTGCTGATCGACGGCGTTTTCAGATTGAGTCTCATACCGTCGATATCCGACTGAGAAAGCGCGAGATAGTCGCTTCTGGTTGAAATTGCGTCCGAACCGGAGAAGGATTGCCCCCACACCGTCTGCTCAACGGCATTAATTGTGACGCTGGCCGACGGGTTTTCCGTATCGTCGGTATTGCCTTTGATACTTTGGGTCGTGGCGAATGCGGAATATCCAGACGGAACGGTAAACGTCGTCAGTTCACAGGTATAGGTTTCGTTGTCATCGGAGCTTCCGGCGCTAAGATACGATCCATCGTCGCTTGCGATGCTTGAGAAGTTGCCTGAGCCAAAAGTATTGGCGACATCGGCGCTTGGCGTGATGTTCGTATTTGATGCCGTGTATTCGCCAACTGGAAAATCGTCCATCGGAATGTATTGAACAAGATTCGTCGGAAAATCCAACGGCGCGTCATATTTTCTGCGCGCGGTTAGTAATTTCATCGTAGTTGCGCTTAATTGAGCGTTATACCACGCGAATCCGCCTATGTATCCCGCGCCTGTGGTTCCGCCGCCAAGCGTCCAGACATCCGTTTTCATCGTGTCGGTGCTGTCGCCGGTTTGGTAAAGGGTGACCGTCAGCGCAACCCCGTTAGCGTAAACGACGGGCGCGGAACTGTTGTTCCATTGCAAGGCGATGGCTATGTCATACCATGTGCTCGGAGAAAGCGGGACTGTCCAAATGTAAGGGTCGTCATGCGTGCCGCAGGGCTTCTGAATCGCCAATACATTCGATCCGGTATTGGTATAATAGATAGAGCAATCCTCGCCGCTCGATGCCGATCCCTGCGCGCCGAAAATCTCTCCACCTCCGAACGTCGCCGGAGTTTTTACTATGAAGCGAAGCGTGCAGTTCGTGAGGGCGGTGACGCTACTTGCGGAGATCAGCGATCCGAAAGGAAAGCTGAACACTAGCTGAACTCCAGGACAATCCCGGCCAATTGCGCGTTGCCCGTCATGGTGTCCGAGCCATTGGAGGCGTTGCGCGATATTCGCAGCGAAACAATGTCGCCTGCATCCATCGAATCCTTATTGGTAAGCGTGATAGATGTCGTATTGACCCGTCCTGCCGCCGTCGCATTGGTGGCGGTAGTCGTCGCATTTACAGTGTCGAACGAATCAGTTTCGAGCGTCGCGGCGTCTGATGGCGTCGTGGCCATGACTGCCGCGTTCCATACCACGCTGCCCGAAGTAGCGGATGCCGCCGTCCACGTGAGCTTGGCGGTAGCCGTCATGTTCGTGTTGTAGGTGAACGGCATCATGAACTGCCATTCGGCGAACCATGCGGTAGCGTCGTCGAATAACAGATAGTCGCGGTTCTGTCCGCCGTCCAGCGTCGCCGCCGTTACAGCGGTCGGAAGTTTGGCGTTGCGAATCAGTAATGGGATGGCGAAAACGGAACCGTTGCCGCCGATGACATAAATTGCCGATGATCCACCGGCATTGGTGGTCACGTAGACGGTGAGCATCGACCATTGGCCGTTGGTCTTGGTAAATGATGCGGGCGTGCGGATCGTCGCGCCTGCGCCTGCGGCCAGCGTCACTTGTCCTGCGCCGGTCTGAACGATGGTGCAGCAAAATCCAGCGGCGAGACTGTTCGGAAGCGTCAGCGTAATCGCGGATGCGTTACTGCATTCCACGACTTTGCCAGCGTCTCCTGCGACTAATGTATAGGTTGTTCCGCTCTGCGCGTTGATCGTCGCGCCGTAACCGGCGATGTTGTTGCTCGAATCGAGCGTGACGCCGGACGCTACCGGAGCCGCGCCCGCGCCGCCGCCTTTGACGATGGCGTTGGAAGTGAGCGCAGCGGATGAAGTAAGCGCGCTCGTACTTGAGTAATAAGGAATACCGCCAGAAGTTCCTGTATCGGGGATAGTAGTGCCCGAAGTAAGGAAATTCGTCCCATCGCTGCGAAGAAATGTTCCTGCGCTTCCCGCCGCTGTCGGAAGAGTCGGCGTAGAGGCTATCCAGTTAGTTCCATCGGAACGGATGAACTTGCCGCTGGTCGCGCTGGCATTGGGGAAAGTCGGCGTCGATGTGATCCAGTTGGTGCCGTCCGATACGACTATCTTTCCAGCCGTAGATGGGCTATCGGAAAGAGTAGAGGTTGAGGTAATCCAGTTGGTTCCGTCGCTGCGGAGCCATTTCAAAGCGGTAGAAGGCGTATCTGAATATGTTGATGTGGAGGCGATCCAATTCGTGCCGTCAGATCGAATGTGTTTTAACGAGGTTGCGGACGCATTCGGAAAAGTCGGCGTTGATGCTACAAAACTCGTTCCGTTGCCGATAAGGATTTTACCCGAAGTCGCGGCGCCGTTTACCTTGTAACCCGTCACCGCATCGACTGTAGAAGAGAAGATAATCGCGCCCGCAGTCGTCATAGAACTTAGGGTCGTCGAACCCCATTTCGTGCTTAGAACATCGTTAGCAGGCGTACCGCTATTATTGCGCTGCATGGTGAAGGTGCTGGTATCGCCAGTCATGCGCCATTCAAAATACGCAAGACCTGTGCCGCCGCCGCCGGATACCTGCGCCCTAAATCCCGCGCTAGTATTGACGCCGCTGGAATTTGCCGACATACCAACGCCATTCAGCGTATTTACATTGAGTATGGAACCATCGAATGTAAGGTTAGCGCTATCTCCCCATGTATTTGTTCCAGTGGCATATGGAACGCGGGTCGATGTCGCTGCGTTAGGTAGGATCAGGGTTGACCACAATGGGGCGGTCGTAACTCCACCGGAACGCAAATATGAGCCTGCGGCAACGTCCGCGAGATTAGATAAGGCGGTAGAACCGCTTGCATATAAAATATCGCCAACGGCATAAGAGCTTTGGCCAGTTCCGCCTTGCGCCGCCGTTACCACCGCATTATCGGTAAGGATGGTCGCGGAAGCATTTGGTAAAGTGAACGTCTTTTCAGTAGAGGCAGGGCCAGATAGCTTGGCGAATCCGTTACCAGTGCCGCCGTAGGTCGAGGCGATTACTTGCGTGAGCGCAGCCGAACCGTCGAAGTTATTGCCGTAAATAGCGCGTGGCGTGGTAAGCGTTGCCGCTGACCCGGTAGTATTCTGGTTGAAAGTCGGGAAAGTGTTTGTTCCCGATGACAGGTCTTTGTTGGTGAGCGTTTGGGTATCGCTGTCGCCGACAGCCGCTCCCGATGGCGCTGTTTTTCCGGCCCATGCGGTCAGGTCGGCGTCATACGCCTGGATGCTGACGCCGATGTCGGCGGCTTGTAATGCTGATTCCGCTTTCGAGTGCTTGTGGCCGGGATCGAGACTGGACGTACTCTTGAGCAGATAATCGAGCGACGCGGTAACTACGCTGCTGTCAATCCCGACTTTGGCCTGGAGAGCTTCGATGGCGTCGTTAGCGTTAGCGTGCTGTTCGTCATGCTCTACGCCGGTCGTATCGAGATCGTCGGTGTCGGCATCGGGATTGGTAAAGTCATCCAGTGATGCGGGAAAGGCGGTGGTCATTTTGAGACCCTGTTTTTACGGGCGAGGAATGACCGGCATTGCGGTCAGATGATGCGATAGATCTTGTATGCGGGGTCGGAGGTAGGTTGTCCGACGGCGTAACCGAAAGACTGCGCTTCGGCGTCGGCCCAGACCTGGTACTCAGCGACGACGGACGTGCGTGTCTCGCCGTTATGTTCGTGAATATCGACTACGCGGAAACGCGAGTCTGACAAAATGACTACGTTTGACGCATTGACGTTGAGCGCCTGGAGAAAAAGCTCTTTTCTTTCCATTACGCATTCCCCGCTGTAAACGCAGCGCTGGTGACAGCGACAGCGGCGTGTTGCTGGATGTCGGCGCTGTTAATATTGAGATCGCAGCCGGAAGTTCCGACCGTTCCGTCCATAACGACAGTCGTGGCGTCCGATTTAAGCAAGCGGAAGAACGTGGCCGTACCTGTCGCGTCTGCATCGCTGTCGCTCGTGATGGAATTGAGCGTGAGTACGCCGCTTGACGCCCCTGGGGCGAAGGTTGAATTGCAGGTGAGTTGGGCGAGCAACGTATTGCCGGATAAAGAAGTATTCGCGTCAGTGGGCTGCGTGCCGGAATAGAGATTGAGTAATGCGCTTGCGCCTGCCGCTGTGGTGATGCCATCGAGCATCTTGTTGCGGGTGGCGGTAGCGAGTTTCATGTTGGATGCCATTTATGCTCTCTCGATTGCCTTTAGGATTAGGAAGCGTCCGGCTTCCTCGACGTTGATCGCTTCCTTCACCCAGTAAATGCGGGAACCGTATTTGAGGCGTGAGGCGGTCGTAACGTCAGCGCGGTAGCGCATGGTGATCTTGTGCGTGATGGGCGTCTGCATCTGCATCGCCTGAAACTTCTCGTATGCTTTTACTGGTTCGATGAAGGCGGATACGGTATCGCCGTCATTCCACGTTTCGGTAAATCCGCCCTGGCCGTCCGATGCGGATGACTTACTCTGAATCGTGACCTGGTGTTTCATCTTCGCCGGGAGGTAGTCGCAACACGTCACAGCGGAACGCCCATACGGCGGTATTGCGATAGCAATTGTTTCGACGGAGCGGGTAAATCCATATCGCATTGCCCGCGCTGTTCGTAAAGCGTCGCGACGTGGATCATGAGCGCGGTCTTGATCGGCTGCGGGATAGATGACGGCGTTGCGCCATAGCCTGCGACGAATGTGATGGCGACGGATGCCTCTGGCCGCATGTTGGATGGCCATTGCGCGCCTTCCACAAGAATCAGGCGTGAACCGTCAGCGTCTATGGTGTAATTTGCTGAATCGTATGTGGATTCGGCGTTATC